AGACTCATGATAATGTACGGGGTCTACTTGCCCCCTATGTTGTACTTCGCTTCCATTATCCACTGGCTCTTCTCCTTGAACGGCACGATCTTGATTTTTCTAATCGGAGCACGAGGTTCAGCAATAGCACGCTTGTCGATGATTGTCAATAGGCCCCACTGATCAAGTAGGTCGGCAATCGTGTTACGACGAGCAAGGTCATCCTCGGAAAAGTTGGTATCTTTACCGTCCAGCATGAACATTTCAAGGAAGTGAACAATGTAATATCGACCCTTCTTGTGGAGAATGTGGCATGTCTGGAACAGTCTTTTTTCTTTTTTGGATGCGATACCGATACGACCTAGGGTTTCCTTCACCTTCAGAAAGGCCGCATTGGAATTACCTGTTACAGGATCAGTTTCAAGTTCGACTTCAATAAAATGGGCAATTAATTCTGCCTCTTCTTGTTCCGGTGTCATTACTACTCTTTCCTTTCCGCGTACCATTCTTTGATCTGTTCGATTTGTTCGTCAGTCAAAATGCTCAATGCTTCCAGTGTCTTTTCCGGGGAGAAATCGAAATATGCACTAATCATATTTATCGCTTCAGCACTATTGCCTTTAGGCCAGCGCGCAAATCTTTTGCGGCGGCTTACGAGATTCCTATAGTATTTGAACTGCATCTCATTATTGATGTTGCTCATGCCATTAGCATGGTTAGCTATCAGGACAGTATCTTGAAACATCGAGAAGTTACGGTTCATCAAATACTGAGAATAGTCAGCGGTAACTTCTATGTCTTTACCGTCATTGACGGCATTAATAAATGCGAAGGGAGTTACTTTTTCCATTTCTTATACGCCATTTCTGGTTCATCAGGTTCACCGAAGCCACCTTTACCACAGTGATGACAACAACGTTCTCCTGCATATCCTCTTGGATCGTCGCTATTATCCTTGCCACAGAAACAACAAAGATGAGCAAAATCAAACTGATCAGGCTCTACTACCCACTTCGACTCTGGTGTCTCTTTAATAAGTACAGGAGCACGAACATGCTTAGTCTCTAACTTGAATTTTACTTCCATATCAGGTCGGCCATTAGACGAGATAAGAATGCCACAATGTTGATCTCCTTGTCAACTACAAAGTAGCTTCTGTAGTCGTATTCATTCGACAGATCAACATAGACGGCAACCGACTTCCCCTCAAGCTCTGGCTCAATTTCCTTCAGAAGATCACGAGCAATGACGGTAATTTCTGGTAAAGCGGCGAAGTTCTCACCAATCCACTTACGCATGTCGGTCCACTTTTTACCGCGCATGAGAGGAACCAGATCAAGCAAGATATTCACGTCACGCTGGGCAAGAATTCCGGTGTCGATCTTCTTGGCCTTGACAGCATATGATTGAAGAACGACCAAAGTATGACGCCAGTCAGGGTAATGACGCTTGATCACGTCTGCTAGAACTGGCTTATCATAAGGAACGCCCTCCTTATCGAGAATAACGAGGAGTTTCCTGAAGAATTGCAATGCCAATTCATTGAAGTCATGCTTCGTTAACTTGAAGTCAATCAAATCGCAACGTGAGTGAATAGATGGAATGATCTTGTTTTTGTTGTTGCAGGTGAAGATGAAACCGCAATTAGCTGAATATTCTTCGATAAAGGCGTTGAGAGCCCCCTGAGCATCTGGTAACATACCGTCTGCCTCATCAAGGACGATGAACTTACGACCCTCGGTGAAGGACATTGTGGTAGCAAATTGCATCATCTCTTCGCGGATGGTATCGATGCCTCGCTTGAGCTTCGCATTGATTTTTATATAATCACAGCCGATTTCCTCAAGGGCAGCAATGGCGACACTCGTTTTGCCCAGACCAGATGGACCCGTTAGGATCAAGTTTGGCATGTTCTTAGCGTCTACAAACGCTTGGAATTTATCCTTAATGTGTGCAGGGAGCACACAATCAGCGACGGTTGTGGGACGATATATTTCAGTCCAAAGATAATGTTGCATCATCGAAGCACACTGTGGTTAGCGTCAGCAGGAATGAAGTATTCGTAAGTGTCGTTGGCAAAGTAGACGTAACCCTTGCGAGATACGACTACCTTATACGCACCCTTAGGAAGATGGAATAAGTTAGCGGCAAAGGTTGCATTGAAGGTTTCCTCAGTTTTACCAATAACCAAAGTACCGTTATTAGAGAAATTCACATCCTCTCCTGAGTGAACGTTCACGAGGAAGTCGCCTTCCTTGCCAATGAATGAAATGTACTTCGCATCGAAAACACCGTACATCTTCAAGACGTTAATGGTCTGCTCCTCAGTGAGCGCAGCTTCGCAGCCGACGCTGACCTGAGCCTTGTCGGGGTCTTTGTTGTAGGTAAGGAAGTCGGGATTGGTAAGGCGGTAAGTCACGTGCTTACCCTCTTCAGCGATCAGCAACGAACCTGTATCGGTTAGTGTGATTTCTGGTTCTTTAAAGAGGTCAAGAGCCCCTAAGAATTTCGGAAGACTTCCAATACCAAAGCTCTTCTCGATTTCAACATCCGTCTTAGCCCTGACAAAGAACGTCAGAGCACCAGCTTTTGTGTTCACGCAAGAGGTTTGGATAAATCCCTCTCGGAAGAACATGTTCTGATTTACGCTAGAAAATACCTTCAACGTGTCCATGAATGTCTTCGTGAACTTCATAATAAAATCCTTTGTGTTTAGCCAAAGAACCCATTAGTTATCATGACGAAAATACTAATGAATAGTAAGGCGAGACTGAGTTCAGTCGGCACTTCGCGACCTAGGACATAGACATCTATCTTTGTGCAAAATAGAACCCCAACGATCCATATGGTTAGGAAGTACCACTGCTGCCAATGCCATATAAGATGTTCGAAGATCATCGTTGTTCCATGGCATTTGCGAACCAACCCTGAACATACATCAGGGGAAGCTTAATGTCAAGCCTTTTTTCGGTGATCTGACAGAAAGCAGCCGCCCACTTCATACTCTCATCTCCAAGGGCTTCCAGAAGGTCTGCTCCATTGGTGATCTTTGTGTAGTCAGGCATCGAGTCGTGGAAGGATTTCTCGATAGCCTCTAGTTCCTGGGGGTCTTGGACGGGTCTCATTGCTTGCCCCCCACTTCTCCAGCATTGCCGGAAGTAGCTGAGCCCTTGTATTTGTTGAGTTCTCCCACATCTGCCGTAGGCGAAACTCCTAGTTGGGCAATGTCAGCAAGAGAGCCACCATACGTCATCGTTCCTGTATGGTTCAAAGCCATCCAAGGACAAATCCAAGTCTTAAGACCCAATTCATTGACTCTCTGGCAGAACCAATAGTCTTCCGAAAGATATCTGTTCGACTTCTTTGCATTAAGCTCTTGAGCTTGATTGAGAATATCGACAAGATCACTTGGAGATGTATCAAATCCTGACTCAACACACTTCTGAATTTCTGTCTCGTAGAACTTGCGGAAGTCGATCTGATCAATTTCAGCCTGGAAGTACTGAGTGATCTGGCGATGACCATCGAAGTGTTCTGTTCGAACATGATCTGGACGATACAAGAACTCGGGATGGGCGTCACGGAAGGTTGCGAATGCAGTCCTCTTGACCATCATGAAGCCTGTACCAATTTCTAGAACCTCGCAAGGCTCTCCAATTGGAATCGAGGCAGTCCCGGCCTTCGGATTAAACACATAATCGCCCACATACTTGTTGAGCATTTCTGGACCACCAGCGAGCACCGGCTGACCGTCTTTGTTGAGGATGGGCTTGCCTTCCTGATCCATAGCTGGATAGGGGTCAGCGAGTCCCTTATTGACCGCAGCAACGATCTTTTCCCATGAGATACACTTCTTTGGGTAGACCGCTCCGATAATGTCGTAGGGCGACTCTTCAGTTTGTAGAGCCATTAACTGGATGATATAGAGGGGGTCGAAGCCAACGTCAGCATCCACAAAGAGAAAGTGGGTGGCATCTGAACGCATGAACTCGTCAACTGCGTAATTTCTGGCTCTAGTGATTAGCGACTCATTGAAGAGGAAGTAAATCTGCAACTGAGTTCCAAGTTGCACACATAAATTAGACAGGTCGGCTACACACTTTGCAAATACGCCTGTCGTTTGACCACCATAACATGGTGTACTAAAGAAGAGTTTCTTCGTTTGAAAATACTCACGCGAGATTACGATTTCCAATTAATTTTCCTTTCATGATAAGTCGAGACCCAATACGCCCTTGAGCGTAAATTCATCTGATTGTGGGGATTGGCACCCTTGGTGCTTCGACTTATTTATTAGAGGAAGATGCGTCCTTAGAAGGATGGATCGACAATTATGGTGTCTGGACTCGAATTTAATAAAGATTTTTCTTTCTCTGCCGTCCAAGGTGTAGTGTCAATGATAGTCGTGGCAGAATACTGCCTCAAACATTTGACAATCTCACCAGTGCCTCTATCTATAATAGTCTGGTTAATCTTCATATCTTTATAAGCGAATTTGTTAAGTGGGTTTGCCATTAGAATTTCTTTCCTCCATCTTTCATGCGGTTCTCAAGCTTGTGGTCCTCACGATGATGATTGTAGGCATCCTTCTCAACCACAACGTCGCCAAGGTTCAAGTTGAACGCATCAGCGAAGTCGAAGACACGGATCATAACGTCAGCCATCTCTGCTGCGACCATCGTTCTGTGAGGAAGGTGATCGTCCATCAAGTTCTTTCGAAGCCCTTCCAGACCCTCTGAAAGCTCACTGTGGATCAAAGCGATCATCGCCCCTGCAAGATAGTTTTGGAAGGCAGGAACTAAGTCGAAGCGACCAGCACCAACGAGCGTGTTGATAATCTCTTGGGACTTATTACGCCATCCCTGCTTCAGATTAAAGTGGCCGATTGTCTTAACCATATCATTTATTTGACCAGCAACTTCTGGCTTCAATTGCGTATTGTCCAATTACAGTATCCTTTCAAAAAAGAGATGACTCAGGGTTGAGCCTGAGCCATCTTCACAAAGTCGTCCAGATCACGAGGGGTATAATTCAAGTGCTCTGCACACATATTAAACCGATGACGCAACTCCATGGTCGCGGTATTATGAACATGACCGAATAGATGGATCGAGTCACGACGTATGCGCTTATTCCAATCCTCTAGGGGATAGTGATCCATGACGAACATGGTCGGAACACCCTCTTCGTCCAGATGCTCGAATTCCAGCCTGTCATGAACTGAGTACCATCCAAGAGCCAGTGTTGCCTTATGATCATGGTTGCCCTTGATCAGATGCTTTATGCCGTTCAACTGGTCGAACCACTCGTCTTTCTTGGTGAACATGAAGTCGCCACCGAAAAACACCTCGTCATTATCGCCAACGACGGAGTTCCAACGCAGCACCATCTGTTCGTTCATCTCTTCGACGTTCGAAAAAGGACGGCGAGCCAGTTCTATGATCTTTGCATGGCCGAAATGCAGGTCAGATATTGCAAATTTCTTGCTCATGTCGGCACCTTAACTTCCTTCCCGTCATCGCCATAAAACTTCATCGTCACTCCCAGGATATCCAACATTTCCACAAGGAGCATAACAACTGCAACGTGACCCTCATGATCGTTATATCGGGAGAGATCATCGATCCCTCGTTTTTTAGCATAATTGGTAACGAATGTCAAGGTCTCTACGGACCAATCTTCTTTTTTATAAATGGCCCCTAGAAGGCACCACTGGACAGCTTTTTCGTCACTAGGATTGAATAGTTGTTCCCCTTCAGCGTCTCGTGCAAGTGCTCGTTTACACCAGTCTTCTTTTTTAAAGATTAGCTTGAAAGCATCGAGAATCTCATCTCGGATCATCTCAAACTTTTTTTCCCATTCCTTATATTCTGGTGAATTACGACGCAAAGAGGTCATTGAAATTCTTGTCCTTTCCAAATAATAGCTCGTTCTGTTGCTCAGGTGTAAGTGGAGCTTCCCCTCGATCAGGCAATGCAGCCAAATCTGACTGAGCATTCATATAATTTTGATCTTTCCTCTCAAGATCATAAAACTGCATCTTCTCAATATTCACTCCGATACCAAAGTGTCTAAACTTGCCTTTGTCTGAATAACGGTTCTTCAATTGAATACAGAGGATTTCCCCCGCAGCATCCATTTGCTCGTTACGCACCAGAGCCAGGATAAGGTCAGCGGTTGCCGTCGTACCGAACGACTCCGCTACGTCTTCCATACCGGGATCGCTCGACTTAAAGCCTTCCCTATTGAACTGGGTCGCAGTCACAATAGGAACTTCAAACTCAACTGCGAGTCCACGAAGCTCTTCCGATACTGCCTTGACGTATTCGTACATCCCTGACTTATTACCAGTGATGGTCGAAGCCATACAGATGTTCATGTAGTCGATATAGATAATATCAGGAACGAAATTAGACTTGAGCTTCAATTCATTCAGCAAGTGGCGGAAATTAGCTGACCCACCCTGCTTGGTCGGATACTCCTTAACCTTCAAGTCACCGCCATATAGCTGACGTAAAGCCTTGATCTTGGCCTTGTATTGACCCTCTGGCAATGCCATCACGTCATCAATGGTCAGGTCCATGAGGTTCGCATCGATGCGCTGAGAGATCATTTCCTCAGACATTTCGAGCGTTATGTAAAGAACCTTCTTGCCGTCCTTAATATTGGCGGCTGACATGTGACACATCATTGCTGACTTGCCGACATTTACGCCTGCCATAAGGATCGTCAGTGACTTCTTTGAGACGCCACCACGAGTTACGTGATTGAGTAGTTCGATATCGAATGGAACTTTGTGCTCGACCTGATGATAGTAGTCGTATCGAGCATCAGCATCAGCGAAGAAGTCATGTCCAATATGCGTGTCAAAACAAACACCTAGAGCAGCCTGCAAAATCTTTGGGATTGCGCCGAGTGCTTCCCTTTCATTCTTCTTCTGAATATTGAAAGACTCGACCAGAGCATTATACATTGCACGTGTTCGACACCACTCTTCAGCAGTATTAATCACATACGCAGTATCGGTCTTTGGATCGACAGTCAGAGACTTGACGATATGCTCTGCCTGCTGATACTCTTCATCATTGAGCTTATCAACCTTCCCAAGCTCAATTTCAATGGCTTGCTTGGAAGGCGTCTTCTTGTATTGATGAATATACGCCTCGATCAATTCAAAGATGATCTGGTGAGTTCTTTCAGTGAAATACTCCCTCTTAATATAAGGGGAGGCAGTCCTGCTAAAGGTTTGATCCCCTAGCAGGTGAGCCAATATGAGTTCTTCGGTCAAATTCAACTATCCAATTCTACTAAGTCTTTTTCAAATAGCGGGAGATTATAGCCTGTCTGGCGGACCCATTCCTCGTTCATGTATTTCTTGACGAGGGTAAAAGGTTCCTTCCCTGCCCAAACGAACAAATCTTCGATATCGACCACGGCACATTGACGTGCCAGAACTCCATCGACATACAGTCCGTCGTAATCAGTCGATCTTGCGAGTGTAAGTCTCATACTTTACTCCAATTCCGAGTTGCTTTTCGAGATTTCTAACCTCCGTTAGATCGGGCCACTTTGCTGCCCTGCGGCGAAGGTCGTGAAGGTACTCATTACGAGTGGTCCAGACGTTGTATCCGCAGTCTGGACACTCGCATGTATCGGGGTCAGCATTGACGTGCTGACAATCGATGAACGATTTCACTTCTCTGTCCTTAATGTGGTGAAGCCTACTGGACCACGATCCTCCATACGTTTCTTGTTGGAGAAGAGTTCAGCTAGAGATACATTATCACGCTTGCCGTTGAAAGTCAAGCCCTCTTCCTCGATAATAGCCTCTGCCTGTCTCTCGGTGTAACGATCAAGCTCCATAACGTCGAAGCATCGACCCGGACGAACGAGGGCTGAGTCGATATGATGCTTATCGAGATTCGCAGTCACGATAATCTTCTTTTCACTAATGTCAACGATACCTTCAGCCAAGTTGAGGAACTTGCTCATGATCCTGTTGTCGTCATCGTCGCGGCTCTTCAAGAAGATGTCGAAATCTTCAAGTAGAAGAACGTCATGAGCATTCTCAAGGAAGAATAAGAAGAACTCATCAGTCTCCATGAGAGCCTGATCATAGGTAATAAGAGCATCCTTATTATACTTGTAGATGTAATTACGAATGAAGGAAGTCTTGCCCATGCCGGGAGGACCAAGGATAACAAGGATAGGTGACTCTGACTTGTCATAATCACTATAAAACTTCTCCACACCACCCTTGATCGATGGATAGAACACATCCTTGATATGCTTATTTTTCGAAGCCTTCAGACGATTTGTCTTAATACCCGTATTCGTCTTCATGGCCCAAGTGACGTATGGCTGTTCAATTTCTTCTGGCGTCCATTCTATGTTATTGAACTTCCCAAAAAGTTTATCGAACTTCTCATTCTTTGCATAGAAGAATGAATTTACGTTATAGGGAGAACCATCATGCTCGCTATCATGGATCAAGATGCTGACGATACAGTCCTCAAACACAACAACCGTGTTGTTATTGAAGGCGGTATAATCAACAACATTCTGATCAAGTTCTTTACATAGTGTATTGATCAGTTCCGTCAGCGTACAAGCAGCATAAAAATGCTTGTAAGCAGAAATGCGGTGATGAAAGTTATGTTTGTCGAACATAAGGAGGGAAAGAAAATCTCCCTCCTGTAGTGCTGGATAAGAGTAGGGTATGCCGCATAGACGGCCATGCTCTGCCCTTATTACAGGCTTGCTCTCTTTAACATAATCAGTGGGATCATCGACTTGCATAATAAATTCCTTCCTGTTTATCGGCGGGATTTAGGCACGTAGCATCCTGTTTTAGCTGGAAAGGCATTTGGCGTTCTAACATAATCCTCATCGAACACGATGCCTTTCTTCTGGAGATTGTTCTTTGTATCATAAAAAATCGCCCCTGTCCACGTGGCAATTGACTGACGCTTGAATTCTACCTCTGAGGTTGCAAATTTCTTGTCTTCTCCGAAAGCGGTACCAAGAGGAGTAGCAGCAGAAGCGGAAACTGATGCGTTCTGCGCCTGCGACATGCTCATGAAATTGCAAGAATTAAGACCGGCCAAGCCACTGGCTGTAAAAACTTGCGAATCAGGACCAAGGCAAGTGCCTACACCAAGTGTAAGATCATTTCTGTTGTTATAAAGCGCACCCAGATAAGGGTAAGGCTGCTCGTAGTGGTGATAGTGATGAATATTTGAGTTAAGGTTCATATTCAAGAATGGCTCTCGCTTGAATACCATGATGCCGATTACGCCCTGATTAGCAGGATCGACGTTAAAGCCTTCAGACGCAAGCTCTTCTACATAAGTCTTATTATCTCGGTCACCCTGAGGCTGGAACTGGAACTTGGCAACCTTGTCAGCATTAATACGCCAGCCAGGAATGTCAATCGTGCCACAAGGATCACAAAGATAACCACCTGATTTCTCGGATGCAGGCTTGCCGTCCATGACAGATAGACCGTCAACAGAAAGAACGACCAAAACCTTTTCGTAAGTTTTATTTCGGAACTTTAAGGTGAATTCTGACCCTCTTCGACCTTCAATGTAGACGCCTTCGTCTCTTCCAAAATAATTTTTAACTGGTTTGCCATTAATGCAAACGTCAAATGTATAGCTAGTATAATAGTCCATTTTACTCTCCTTCTGCGAGCGGCTTATTTCCTGCACTCGTCTGCTTTTATTTATTGCATCACCTCATGGAAGATAAAGCTTCTTCCACTCGTCCTGAATATAACGCATACCTCTATTGGCGGGTCCGTCCATCTTGGTCGTCTCGGCTTGTTTCAGGATGGCGACTGCCTTTACATAAGGGATGACCAAAGTCTCGCCAGAACCTTCATCCTCAACCGCCTCAAGCAGTTTGATGATGACCCAAGCTGGGGTCTGTTCCCAATGGAATGTGGGGTCTTTA